TAGCCATTATAATCGCCTCATTGCTCGCAGCTCAGCTAGAGCCGCCTCATCTATGCCCATGCCAGCCAATGCGTTTGCCTGTCCACCCATTTGCATCATTTGTGCTTGCTGTCCTTGGTACTCAGGACTTAGGTGCTGCATTACTGGATCTATTGTCGTTGCTTCAGCTAAATACGCAGGATTAGCTACCGCATCAGGTAACTGCTGCTGAGTGAAAGCCATATCGTAACTGCCTTGGTATGGCTGCAAAGCTGCGTAATTAACATCGCTGCCTCTTATTGCTTGCTCATACATGGGCATACCAGATAGCAATGTTCCTTGAGCCGCCACATTCCCGCCAACAAAAGCATTAGCCTGTTGAGGCATAGATTGACCGTAAACATCTAGTCCAGCCTGCTGTCCTGCTGTCATTGCAGCATACTGGCTTGGCATAGCCTTTCGGATATCAGCTCTGCCTAGAGCTTCTTGGCGAGCAAGGAAGTCTCGTAAAAGTTGATTACTTTTCTCTTGGCGTTCAATGCCTTCATCAGACTCGCCGCCGAATAGTGTTTTGACTAACTTACTCATATCTCGCCTCTAGTTCTTCTCTAGTGATGCCTAGTAACCATTGGTCATGTATCTCGCCGTTCTTCTTAAAAGACCGTCTAATTGTGCCTTCTAACTTCATGCCGCATTGTACCGCAAACATCTTGGCATTAGGAAAGCAAGTGGCGATCTCTGCGTTTACCTTCTCATACTTGGTGTTTTTTGTTATCCAAGTAAAAAATTCTTTAGCGCCTTTGTACGCTTTCTTTCCTCTGAACTCTTTTAAGATCATTGGATGGATCTCTATAGTGATGCCGTTTCGCATCTCAGCCATCCAGAGGCCGCAGACCTGATCATCTTCTGTATGAAGAAACCAACCGCTGTACATATCTGGATACCACTCATCTCGTGAGAAGTTATCCTCGCTGATCTCATCAAACACATCAGATCCGGTAACGAATGATCTTATGAAGTCAGCGTCTACCGTTCTGGTAATCAAGCAAGAATCCATCCCTGCTTTCTGTCACCGCCAATACTAGGAATCATCTTCCTGTATTGAATAGCTCCAGCAGAGCCTGTGCTATCTAAGTAGAGACTATACTGCACAGCCTCTATAACACCTTCTGGACTCCCGACTCCAACTATTGGAATGCTCAAGGTAGCCTCTTGCGTAAACTGTCTAAACGCCTGACTCATAGTCCCATTAGGTTCTATTATTGGCTGAGCAACATTTAATTTATAGCTCACTGAACACCTTCTATATCAGCAGTCATTTGGATAATTACAGGCTTTACAGGATCGCTCATTGTAAACCTGAATAATTCAAATCTAGCCGCTCTGCCGTTTCTGCGCCAAATAGGTCTGTGGTTATACTCACCGACCTTACCAATACTACGGAAGCGAGTGTCACTCCAAGTCTTAGCGTTACGACTGCGAGCCATGCCAATTTGAGGATCAGGAGCAGAGGCATTACCAACACCGCTTTCAACGGTTAGTTCTATCTCAGGAACTACAAACGATTCCATGTTGTTCTGGAAAGGCTGCGTTACTATAGAGCGTCTAATCTCTGTGCCGTATTCTGTATAAAAGTCAGGATCTAAGTTACCTATCCTGCCGTCTACTAAATCACCTGCCCAAATCTTGTTGTATGCTCTTACCAAAGCAGTAACACGATAGCCGCCAAGATCACCTTCAACAACAGACTTTCTCTCATGCCAGCGCTTAGTAATAATGTCGTAAACTAATGTGCTACTAGGCAGTGCAAACCCAACAAAATAAGCGCCTTTCTCGGCGTATCCCCATGAGTAAATAGAGGTCACTTGGTCTTGCGTAAGATTGCTTAGCTCTTTGTCTATCGCAGTTGTAGATATCTTAACCGCATCATTGCCTTCAAAAGCCCAGATTGCTGGTGATTCGTTCTGACCAGATCCGATGAATACAAACGTGCCTTGCAAAGACTGAATACTAAACGGACTAGCAATACCTTTAGATAAGAACAAACCTGTTCTCTGAAAAGGAAAGTCAGCGCCGCCAATGTTCTGAAATGCTTCTATCGTCTGCGAACCTCCTATAAATAGCTGATTCTTAAAAACAATAGGAGCAACAATCTCATCAGGATCAGACTCGGCAGTACCAAAATCTAAAGCGTTATAGCTAAGTCCGTCATTTAACGCGCTAACAATGAACTTCTTACTGTCAGTCGTAAGACAGAAAAAGCCGTCAATATAAACAACCAGTTGAGGATTTCCGTTCGCAGTAAAGTCTGAATCTGTGATTTGGGCGAATGTGTCCGCAACGTGGTTGTATATGTATCCGTTCCCATTAGGAACTAAGATAAGAAGTTGTGTGCCGTTGTCAGCCATTGAGACTCTGGTATCACCAGCTATCTCACCGATGAAGGTCAGCGTAAAGTCAGCAGCCATGCTGTACAGTCTGCCTGCAATAACAAAGTAAGGCACACCATTCATTTCGTGTGCGCCTCTGTTACCAGTAAGGCTGTTGGCGTTTGCTACTTCTTCTAGTCCAGCCGTTCCGTATAGAGTCTCTTGATTTAGCGCTGGAGCTTGGGCGATATTCGGATAGAAGTTCACGCACTCTTGGGCAGAGATAGGCAAGCTATCGCTTTCGTAGAATCCATTCGCTATAGGCAGGACTACTTTAGGCATCTAAGATACTCCGAACAAACAGTCCGTCACGGTTATATCGTTTGTGCTTGTGCCATTGGAGACAAAAACTTCAAGATAATCAGATGTAGCCACGGAGACGTTATAAAACACTCCCACGTTTGCCGTATTGGATGCGGATACTAGTCTGGATATTTTAGCGGCAGAAATAACAGTGCCATTTTTTGCCAAATGAACAGTTAGATTTTGATTTGTCCCAACCACATCCAAAGTTACAGAAGCCGTCAAATGAACTGTAGTGGTCGTTGAACCTGTATAGGTCAACTTGCCTGTCGTATCCACTGTGAAACTAGCAACAGATCCCGCTACAAATGTACCTGCTACTTTTACAGGAGTGCTTATTGTAGAAATCGTTGTGGCAGTTGAGTTGCCGTGCATAGATACTTGAGCGTTTATCTCATCAGCAATAGACGTTATCTGAATGCCGTTAGTATTAACCGCCGCCACACTAATACCGCTGCCTGCAACAATGCTTGCAATCGTGGGAGATGCTGCTGTTGTGTTGAGTAGGACAGGAAGACCATCAGCGTTAGCCGTAAAGTTGTGGCTTACTTTCACGCCGTTAGTAGGAGTGATTGAGGTAATAATGCCAGAACCGTTCTCTATGTTTCGGATCTTATTAACTGTGCCATCTATCTCAAGAACCGGAGAACCTGACACATCGCCTGTAGTGACGATTGATCCAGTAACACCAAGGCCAGCAACCAAACTTTGATAGCTGATTCTATAGTTAGTGTTGTTGACAAAATAATCCATGAACGAGTTAGCAAGGACAGTATCCTGTGCTACAAAGTCCGACTTCTTGCGTCCATCCGCTCTTTTAACCATTGGTGTTGACCTCCAAGGCTATAGCGCCAGTTGTCTCTGCAAGGATTGCCGCTTCTTGATCTGGATAGAAATGACCATTCATGCCGAAGTCATTGTCTTCGTTACCAGAACCAACAGGAAGCGTACAAGGAAATCTAGTCTTGCCCATACTTTGACCAAGCATACGCATTGTGTTGAAACCATCACGAGCTGCTTTCTGCAAGCCGCCAGAGATGACTCCGTTGTAGTCTGGTGCGACTTCAATCGCCATGTTAGCGATAAGTCCGCGCAGTGCGCCTGTTGGGATAGTTACTTCATCACCAAGATCAGTCACAACTGTATAGCCAAGCTGAATGCCTTGGGCATCTAGCTCAGCCATGTAATTATTCATAGAGAATATAAAGTCTTGGTACTCGTCAGGCTCTAACGGAGCTTCACTAGCTTGTACCAATATCCTCTGTAGCGAGGACTTTGCAACTTGAGCGACAGTAGCCATTATTCGTATGTAGCTCCTTTAGCAGTCTTAGCCGAGTTCCTAAAGGCTTGTGCTGTTGGAGCGCCTTTAGATCCTGCTTTACGCATCCGCTCAGGCGTTTTGCCAGCGGCCTTCTGAGACTTGATTCGCTTGCGTTTCTTGTGGATGTTAGCGTATAGACCTTCATTCATAAGTAGCACCGCTCTTCATAGACTTTGCGCCTTTACACTTCCACCGCTTACGGCTCAGGTTGTTAGGCGTATTAGGATCATTCTGCTGTCTTTTGGATAGTTGTTTCTTAATACCTAAAGACCTCGCGCAATACGCATCACCTTTGCTAGTGCCTGCTCGTACACGAGAACCACCGTCACTGGCCTTTCCAGCCTGCCCATAGGAGACCTTCTTGCCAGTGGCAGTGACCTTTACTTTCGCTTTACCTTTGCTTGGAGTAGCCATAATAAAAAACTGGGAGCCGAAACTCCCAGAATCCTACAAGGTTACTTACCGTAGCCTTGACCCGCAAAGAGCGGATTAAAGCAAGCATAGGCTGGCAGAAGGTCGAAACGAATCTTCTGCGTGTTAGCGTCACCGTCTGCGTACTTAGATACTCGGATAGACATACCATCGCTAGTAGTAGCAATAGTGTCTGTAGAGTAGAGCTTAGGTAGCTTCACAGTTCCAAGACCAAACGCTTGCTTGGTGAAGAACATATTAGGCTGATACAGAGTTGAAGCAGCACCAAGGATAGTCACAACCGCGCCAGAAGCAGGAGCTGCGTCTACGTTGTTGTACTGACCGTTAGCCTCAAAGATAGCCGCGCCTGAAACAGTAATCGTTGCAGCGTTGCCAGAGATAGTTACATCTTCGAGTACAGTGCCTGTCCACGGAACTTGTGCGCCAGCGCTGTCAAGGATCGCTTCACGAGTAGCTACGTTCAGACGATTAACGCCTGCAATAGTTACCTGATCACCAGCTTTGATAGTACCAGTTCCCAAACCAGCCAGAACAAGAGTCTGCTGCATAGTGTCCTTAGCTGCGAGGTAAGTCGCATTAGGCGCACCATTCAGAGTACCTGCACGATCAGTAGTTGAACCTGAAGTGTAGCTGCTAAGAGCGTTAGAAGTCAGAGCCATCATGCCACCAAAGTTCTGGCTGATTTGCGCTTTTTCCCATGCTGTACGGACAAGGCCGTCAGACGCATTCAAGCCGTTCTGAGCCGAAGACAGCGCAGTAGTGGTGAATGGGTTCATGAGATAATACTTCTCGTCAGCCATTGGGACACCAACAGAGTCCATCGTGGCTCCAGCGCCAGCTACATCTGACCAAGCATCAACAACAGTTCCACGATCACCATAGGTCAACGCTGCGTTCTTACGCATGAACGCGCCAAGGTCTAACTCAAGGTCAGTTACGATGCGGCGAGCCATAGGCTCAAGGATTTGATCAAGTTGGTCTAGCTCAAGCGCTTCTTCAACATTGCCCCATTCGGTAGCTGCTGTGAAGTAGTTCTGAACCGTACCAGTTGCTTTACCAGCAATGATGTCTGACTTATCAGAGGCGCTGATGTCACCGCCAGAAGTGCGGATTGTGTTGTAGTCATGCGGACGTTTGAAGTCTACATTTGAACCACTTGAAGGATTGAACTTGCCTGACAACAGCTGAGTGTTGACAGTCTTTGTTACTACACGAGAAGCCTCAAAGGCATCTAGGAATACACGAGCGACTTTCCGTGTGACGTTACTATTAAGATTGTTAGCCATGATTGGATCACCTTATTCATTCAAAAGTAGCTCCTTTCGGGCCACCAGCCTTGGGACTTCTCCCAGCGCCTTTCGGCGTGTCTAGTGGATCAGGAGCGGCATTAACACTAGGTTTAAGTTTTCGAGCTTTAGGCATAACGATCTGATCTAAGTACAACAGCGCCTGATTTGCAGGCATATTGGCTAATTTGTCCAGCTCCAATAGATTCTCGCCAAGGTACAACGTCCCAAGACTTCCATCATCCAAATCAATCAGATGATTAGCCAGCATCGGGTTAATTCCAAACTGACCTATCTTGTTGGCTGCGCTCTGGAGATCCTCGCTTTGAACGCCGAGCTTCTTAGCTTTCTCTGCGTAACTCGCAATCTTCTCGTTCTGCGCTTGCACTGCCGATGCTTGCTGTTGT